TGCGCTTCAATCAGCTTATCAGGGTCTCCTACTTCATAGGCCTGCTTATAAGCGGATTTAGCACGTTCAAGTTCAGCTTCAACGCGTCCCTTTGCCTGCTGTACCAGAACACCTTCACCCTCTTCGAGGGTTTTACGGAGCTTCTGGTTCTCCTCGTAAACCTTGCGAGCATAATCAACCGCCTCATCTTGAAGCCTTGCAGCCTCTTCTTTTCGGCGGCGCTCCTCATGAAACTCAAACTTTAGCTGCTTAATGCGCTTTTGCACATTTTCGCCATAGCTCGCGATCTCATCGTCTTCAGGTATTTGCGCCTCAGCATCTTCTGCACGGCGTGGTTTTTCTTCTTCAGGGGTGTCATCAATGATGTCCACCTCAAACCCAGAGTCTCCAATTTCTTCAAACTGTTCCTCTGCGACTTCTTTTTGCGCTACTTCATTCATGCTCTTGTGTATCCCCTTGGGTCATCGACAACAGCCTCAACGGTGTCGTCATTGATAAGACGGAACTCCTGTTTATCCACCTTAAACCGTGTGCCGGAATAAGAGCGGAAAATTACGAAGTCACCTTCTTTACAGTAAGGGCCATTAGGAAACTTTTGAGTGTCCTTATACGCGTCTGGCCCAGCCTTCACTACAAACCCAATAACTGATGCGGTTTGCTCCGCGTTCTTCAGTGTATCGGTTATGTAAATGCCGGAATCTGTTTTTTCTTTAACCTCAAGTGGCTTAATTAAGAGTTTGTAGCCAGATGGTTCTGGTATTTTCCTTGCAGTTGAATCTTCAACTGTTTTTTCAGCAGAATACATTTCTGTTCCTTTTGCAGTGATTTAGGTTCACAGTACCTCGCAGGTTGTCCCTGAAAGTCTCCACAATTACAATATAACTCATTATTTTGAGTTATGGAAGTGTCAGGCTTCTTCAAGCCTTTGTTCCAAATCGAGGATATCACGCTCGACAAGCGCGAGCGCCTCGACTTTCCCGACCAGCCGAAGATACTCTTCATGGTTTTGGCATCCGCCACCGGCCATATGGTCAGCGATATCATTCATATAGTTCCTTATTTTATCCCTGATTACTTCCGTCATCACTCATCTCCCTTGCCATTTCACGACCAAGATCAATCCCATCTTTCATATCTGCTCTACGGGCTTGGTCAGCTTCAGTTGCCACCTTAACGCCAAGGCGAGCGCCTTCACGTCTCTCTTCAGACTTCAGTCTGTCTTCCTGAAGATCTATATTTGCTTCCTTTGCCTGCACGTCTGCCTGCAATTTGGCTACATCAAGTTGCTTCTTATGCTCAAACTCAGCCTCTTTCAGGGCCAGTTCACGCTGCTGTATTTGAGTAAGAGGATCTTGCTGCTGTTGCATAGCCTGCTTTTGAGCCACTTCGGCTTGATCTTTGCGGAGTAGCTTTTGTGCCGCCTCTGATGCAAGACGCGAAATCTCAAGCTCGACATCTTCTGGCAAAGGCTTCTCTTCATCAGGCATTGCCACACCAAGATTCTTTTCAATTTCCTTGCGATACTGGAATGCGACATGCTCAGTAATGTGAGCCGCCATAGCTGCCTGTATTGCGGCAGCGAAGGGACTTTGCCCAACAATCTCTTGAAGCTTTGGATCTTGCATGGCAGCCATATGCACCTGAATGTGTGCCTCATGATCCTGATACTTAAACGCTTTTACAGGCTCTTGTTTCAGGATAGCCATATTTTCAGTAACTGGGTCTGCTGCTTTAATGTCGTCTGGAAGCTTGATGATCTCATCCGCGTCTTTAATCCCCAAGACCTCTAGCATCTGCCTATGTAACATTCCCATGTTGTATAAATTAGGAGCTTGCTGAGCTAACTGCATAGCCGCCTGATACTGTACAACACGCTGTGCCATAGTAGACGCATTCGGGTCTGATACAGGGATTACATCAACGCGACCATCAAAGTCACTTTGACGGCTAAAGTCACCTTCCATGTCATAGATATATTCGGCTGGCATATAATCTTTTACAATTTTTGCCAGAATGCGTAGTTCATTTTTTAACGCTGCGTGAAGACGTGCCTGAACACCAGACATCACCTTCATGCTTCGCTCCATCAGAGCTAGGGTCGTCCCGACCGGCGCTTGTGGGTTAAGATTTCCGACTTGTACATCAGCAACGGAGCCAATCCGTCTCCCCTCTTCCACGATGTTTCCGAGAAGCTGGTACAATACCGATGATGGTTCCTTGTAAGGAAGGAATGCAATTGAATCCCTAATTGCACCCCCCGGCACGTCCACGTCCCTGAACTCACCCGGCATGAGAGGCGAATCATCGCCCTTAATACGAAGTCCCCTAGCTTTGAGGCCAGCAGGTAGATTGGATAGCGTACCCGCGTCAATAAGCTGTCTAAGAATACTGGTGGCGCTTTTAGCAAGACCACCAATAAGGTGAATAAGACCCGTTCCATAAAACCCAAGTCCCGGTAGGTATCTATAGTGAACAAAGTGCGCTCTCTTACGCTTTTTAATATCTTCTTCATACCAGTTCCTCCGTATAGACAAAACTGTCAAGCTGGACTTATCAATCGTTACAACATACGGACGTGCCAGACCATCCGGATCATCGAAAGGCTCAGGCATGAGAAGATCAGCGTGGACCTCAAGGATTGTGTGCCGATCATCGTCCTCAAGAACAGCGGTCTCTCCATCAATCTCGTCATACTTTTCCTGAATGTCTGAGTAGTCAGGCTCTGGGGCGGGCAACTCTACATCAAGATAGAAGTTATTAAACTGAAGCTCGGCAATTTCATTCGGTGTTTTTTTCATGACATGCGTATAACGGGGGCATGTAGCAAGATCAGCAGCGCCATAAGACACAACAAAGTCTTCAGCAGGCACGAACATCGCACATGGGCGCTCCATGATTGGATCGTAATAAACTTTTTTGAATGCTGACCCGGCAAGCGGAAGACGGAACAGCATCTGCTCTGTTTCATCACGATACTCACTCATCTCCTCAGTAAGAAGATAATTCATTTCTGTCTCAACACGCTGTGCCTGATCAAGCTTCTCTTGATCTTTTTTGCCCATAACTTTTGTGCGTACAGGACCAGACGCAGGAAAAAGTTCACTCATGGCTTGAGCTTGAAAACGGACAACAGCTTCAGTCAGAACTGGGTGAAACACACCTGCGGCACCAGCCCATGGCTGAGTACGCTCTTCAATCTTCATCCCTAAAAGGTCAAGGCCTTTGACATATGATCTGGCCCAGTCTTTACGGGATTGACGGTCTGCCACAAAATCATCAACAAGCTCAGACGCCAAAGCGCCAAGGTCATCATCTTCAATATATTCAGCTAGGTTTGCATCGTGATCAGGCCCGATAAGCTCCTCTGTGAACTCACCAGTAAAATCAATAATCACTTCCTCGCCATCGGATTCAATAGAAACTGCTTCAGGGTTTACGACTTGAATCTCCACCTCATTCGTTTCTTCTATATCGAAATCAGCGGGTGACATCTGTTTTTCTACAGCCATTGTGTATCAGTCCTATTTTTTGTCCGGTGCTTGCATGATAACAGAATATTGACCATGGTGGGAGTGGGATAGGTCACCGGTTACCTTCCAACCCATATCTTCGTATTTTTCTACATCCTGATGCAAAACATATCTTAAAACAATTTTTTTAGTAATATTGAACAGGCCGTCTGTAGCTTGGTTCGTCTTCCCATTCATCCATTGAACTCCTAATCCATCCCCCCTGACGGAATCTCAACAAGGCCTGCGTTGTAGAATCCACCAAATCGTCATGCTCCCCAGCAGGAAATGCAGCACACTCCTCAATAACTTCTTCCGCCCATCTGGTTGGCGGCGCCCATATAACACCTGACGCAAAAAGATCACTTACTGCGTTAGCTCTAGCTATCTTATCCTGTCCACGGGACGGTGTAAACTCCGTGACGGGTATTCCCATGGCTCTAAGTTCAAAAATAAGCGGAGAACCAGCGGCTTTGGCCTCCACAATCATCTGATCTGGCTCATATTCCCAATATTTGTCATACGCGGCACGTTTTAGGTCTGGAAATTCAAGTTTTTCCTTGTATGCGTCCAATAATATTAGATTTGGGACAGTTCTTCCCTCTTCATCAGGGTGATGGAAGATTCCCCATGTGGTACAGGCAGAATAATCAGCTCGTTGCGTTTTCAAAAACGCGGTGTCCCAGCTTTGGATGATTGCTTCACACGGTGGCGGGCTACTTTTATCCCATTCCTGCCACCATTCTCGCTTAATCAAGGCCCCTTCTTCTGAAGTCGGGTCTTGCTGGTACTGAGCAGACCACTTGGACAAGGGTAGTTCTGCTCTTAGTGACTCAAGCTGCTCAAGAGGCCAAAACTCAGGCCACAAAGGATCGCCAGAAGGCATAATTGCCGGAAACTCAATGATTTCCCAATCGTCCGCACCCTCTCTTTGCGTGGCAGACTTCATAATCTGGCCTGTTAGGTCTCTAACTGACCATCTTGTCATCACTACAATGATCGCTCCACCCGGTTGTAGTCTCTGACGTGGTCCCGATGTGTACCATTCGTATACCTTGTCGTAGACTTCTGGGTTGTAAGCCCCCAATGCCGCCTCCTGCTCCGAGTGGGGGTCGTCAATAATGAGAACGTCAGCACCTTTACCAGTAACTGCACCACCAACACCAATAGCAAAATAGTCACCTCTCTTGTTTGTGTTCCATCTTCCGGCAGCTTTTGAGTCAGAAGACAGGGATATACCGGGGAAGACGCCTTGGAAGTCTTCCTGATTGATCAGGTTTCTAACCTTACGTCCAAAGCCAACAGCCAACTCTGCTGTGTGTGCCGTCTGAATAATCTTTTTTTCGGGGTATCTGCCAAGAAACCAAGCCGGGAACAGGTATGAAGCGAACTCTGACTTGGTATGTCTTGGGGGCATGTTTACAATTAGGCGCTTTAACTCACCCTTCGCCACCCTTTCAAACGCATCAGCCATAATTGCGTGGTGCCTACCAGCAATAAAAGAAGGCCACATCTTATTCACGAAGGTCAGGAAGTCTGTTCTGGACTCCTCTTTTGACTTGGCCTCCTCCAACTCATAAAGGAGATCAAGTATCTCCTTCTTTTGGTCATCGGGTAGGTTGGCTATTTTTTGATTTATCGCCGTCATTTGACCCATGTTATGTTTTCAAACCCTTAACAGTGGTGTCCAGAGGAAGTTTTGTTTCCAAGCATGTGGCAGCCCAGTCGATTATTTCACCCCTGTCAAGTCTGGGCTTATGCAATTCCAGAACAATCTCACGGGTAGGACACTCAGTCACGTTCTTTGAAAAGGTTTTTATTTCCCCTTCCGGGGTTACGATTACGGAGAAGAAGACAAAAAAGGTATCTTCTTTTTTTTCTCTCCTTC